GTCAAGGTGTGGCTGAGGGCACGACCAATGCAGAATTCGGTAGAATGGCGGCTAATGCAATAGCTCCAATAAGAATGCAGGGTTATAATACAGCGGTTGCTAACGCTATGAGTGATAGAAATGCGAGATTAGGAGCTGCAAATCAGTTAGGTGGGTTAGCAAATCAAACCCTTGGGAATGCCTTTTCTGCAAGAAATCAACAGTTAGGCGCAGCTAATCAGCTTGGAGGGTTATCAAACACATTACTAGGCAATGTGTTAAACACTAGAGGCCAACAATTAGGCGCAGCTAATCAAATGGGTGGTTTGGCAAATTCATTGCTAGGAAACGTTTATACTTCACAAGGCAACCAATTAGGCGCAGCTAATCAATTAGGCGGTTTAGCAAATCAAGCTTTTCAAACGGGTAGAACTATTAACAATGATCTCATGTCTCAAGGCTTGCTGCAACAAGCTCTTCAACAACAACTTATTGACAGTGCTAGATCAGATTTTGCTAATTATTCAGCTTCCCCAGCGGATAGTCTGACTATGCCGCTTACAGCCCTTGGAGTTGTTCCAAAACCACAAAGCACAATGACGAGAGATAATTATGGCA